GCTCCAGTTCGAGTGGTCTTCAAGGGTGACTTCAACATCCTCGCCGACCGTCAGCGGGCCGGCAGAGTAGGCGTTGTAGCCGGCGGGGACAGTCAGGTCGTCGGTGATCGTGGAGGGGTTCATCCTCACCGATGGATTGAGGTCGGGGTTGGCGGCCAGGGCGGCGGTCCATGCGGCAGCGGCCTCGGTGGCTGCCGTCTGCGCGGCGACGCGATCCGCATCCGCCAGCGCGGCCTGAGCCGCCGCCAGCGCGGTCTCGGCCTGGCATTGGTCGAGGTAGCTTTCGGCGCCGGTGACGATCGCGGCTTCGGCATCGGCGATGGCCTTGGCGACGGTTTTGACGGCGCCGCCGTCGGTGCTGACGGTACTGCTGCTGTCGCCGTGGATGATGTCGTGCATGATCACCGCGTCGGCGGCGAGTTGGTCGATGTCGGTTGCGAGTGTCATGATGTCACCAGTAGCCCGGCAGGGTCGTGTGGATCAGGGTGTGCAGCGCGTCCGCGCCATAGGCGATGTCGTCCAGGTCGTAGGCGACGGCCACCTCAAGCTCGGCGGCGGTCATCACCGGCATGGCCGCCACGCGCAGGCTGGCGGCGACATCCCAATGCAGGCCGCTGCGGGCGTCGGTGGTATAGGCGCCCTCGAAACTCGCCGCCAGGGTGTTCATGCCCAGGCCGTTGGCGAGGCCGATGTTGAACTCGTCGGCGCCGTTGGCGATGTCGTTGATAAACCAGTCTTCAAAGCTGGCGAACTGCGCCGGGGTGAAGCGCCAGCGCACGCTGACGATGTGCGGGGCGCTGGCCGAGATGCGGCGCGGGCGCAGGTTGCCGGCGTCGAACTCGGGGCGCCGGATGCGCGCGACCGGGGTGTAGCCGTAGCCGGCGCGGAGAGCGGCGGGAAGTCCGGCAGGGAAGTCCATCACGCGGCGGCCGGCAGGGCGCGGGCAAACAGGGTGGCGGTGACGATATAGCCGCCGGCATGGTGCGCCTCGGTGCGCGGGTCGTCGGCGAGCAGGGCCGAGACGCTATTGATGCCCTGCCCGCTGGCCAGATCGATGTCGAACGCCAGCGCGCCGTCATGCACGGTGTGCCGCAACCAGGCCTCGAACACGGCTAACTCGGCTTCGGTGAAGACAAAGCGCACGGCCATCTTGGCGGGGGCGCTGGTGAAGCGGGCGCGAGACCTGCGCGCACCAGACTCGATTGTCGAACGGGCGACGCGATCCACCGGCCGGATGCCGTAGCCTTCCGCCGTCGGCGGCGGCAAGGTTGCGGGGTAAGCGGCCATCAGCGCACCACCCCGGCCGCCGGGTTCAGCTTGTAGCGGCCTTCCATGTGCCGCGCGATGCGCCCGCCGTGGCCCATCTCGCGCATGACGATCTTGATCACCTGGCCGTCGACGTCGATGCTCGGCTGCACGGCAGCAACCTCGGCCGGCATGCCGGGCGGGTTGATGACTTCGACGCGGACATTGCCGCCGCCGCCCAGCGCCTTCATCTGCCCCGGCGTGAAAACGCCCTCGCCACGCTTGAGCACCGCCGGCACCTCGTCGCCCGCCAGGCCGCCGCCGTGATACTTCGGCGCACCGGCGAACAGCGCCAGGTTGCGCAGGTGCAAACCGCTACCCTCGCCTGCGCCGACGATCCCACCGCTGTGCAAATCCCAGAAATAATCGGCATTACCCTGCACCGAACCGTTCCCGCTTATGCTGCCGGCGCCGCCGCTGAACATATTCCCCACCAGGCTGCCAAGCCAATCGCCGGCCCCCTTGGTAATCGGGTCCATTATCTTCTTCGCCTGCAGCCGGGCAATGTCCTTCATCCAGGAATTGATCAGGTCGGAAAACGACGCCTTGCCGGTCACCAGCAACTCGGCGAAGGTATCCGCCGCCTTGTTGCCCATGCTCTCGATGGCGTCCTTGATGCCACCGAAACTATCCTGCCCGGTCTTTTTAAGGTCCAGCATCGACTCGCGCTGCTTGGCAAACTTCTGTGCCAGCACGTCTTCGGCCTCCGATGCCTGATCGGCGGTCAGCAAACCAGCAGCGCGCAAGCGATTGACCTCCTCGATCTCGCGTCTCAGCACCCGCAGCGGTTCCACGCTGTCCTTGATTGCATCGGCGCGCTTGTTCGCCGCATCGGCTTCCTGCTTCTGCAGGCGGGCCGACTCCATCGCGCGCCTGTTCGCTCCCAGCCGCGCCTCTTCGTCGTCATCGGCCGCCGCATACTCCGCCGCCCTGGCCGCCGCCAGGTTACGCTCGCCGAGATCGATCATTTTCTGCAGCGGGGTTTTGGCAACGGCCTTGCTGCCAGCCGCGCGCTGGTGCAGTAACGCGGCCAGCGCTGCCGCTTCGGCATCGCTGTTTGCCCCTGGTAACATTGCCGCCCTTGTCTCACCTACTTTATGTGCACCAGGCGCGCTACGAATCGCTTCCCGGGCCGCCGCACTCATTTCCTGGGCGGCGCGCAAATGCATCTCGGACACTTTGCCGAAGGTAAGTTTCGCCAGATATCGTTCCACATCGGCCCCAAACTCCAGCAGTGCCGCCTTCGCTCCCGCGAGCGTTTGCGCCCATGGATCGGTGAATCCGATTTTCAGCACGCCGCCAAATCCGACAAACAGCGTTTTAAGCAGACCCGCCTCTTTCGCCACGTCGCGCAAAACCGGAAGCAATTCGCGGTTGAATGCATCGACCAGCGGGAGCGCGTTTTCGGCAGCCACCGCCTTGAACTGCTGTCCCATCAAATACATGCTGTCATTCAACTTCTGCGCCTCGGGCGATAGCTTCGTCAAGGCCTCGCCGTACCGCGCTGTTTCGGCCTCAATCTCTTCTAGGCCCTGGCGCCCCATCACTAGCATGGGCAGCAGTTGCTGCCCAACACCACGCCCGAACAGCCGTGTTGCCAAGTCAAGCCGCTTCACTGGGTCAGTCATTCCGGCAAACAAGTCGGCCAGCTGCATGAATGCTTCATTGGTATCGCGCGATGTAACTCCCGCCTTGCGCAGCGCCTCGCCGTTTTCAGTAATGTGCTTGGCCAGCATGCGCGTACCCTGCGCCATGGCTTCCAGGCTGGTGCCGTTCATTTCGGCGGCAGCCTGCCAGCCCACCAGATCCTTGATCGACATCGCCATGCGGGTGGACATTTCGTCCATGTCGTCGGCGACCTTGACTTGCGCCTTGGCCAGGCCAATGGTTTGGTTTACCAACTCGGCCACGGCAGATATGGCGTTTTCCGCCAGCGCCGAAAATACCCCGATCGCCGCGCCAAGCTTCGCGACGTTCGCCTTTGCCGACTCGATCCCGGCGCGGGTCTGGTCGTCGGCGGTGATGATGACCTTGGTGTTCATCTCAGGTCTCCAGGCGCAGGCCAAAGGCCGCAAGCGCCGCATCGGTGTCGTCGCGGCCGGCGTCCGGCGTGTTGCCCGTCAGCGCGCCGCGAAACCGCTCCATGTCGCCGACATCGCCCCACGCCGCCACGCGCAGCGCTTGCATCTGCAACAGGGTTTTGTGTGCCGTCAGGCGCGTGATGGCCGCCATATGCCCCCGCACTTGCGCCAGTGTGTAATCGAGGATGTCGCCATAGCGGTGTCCGTGGTCGATCAGGAAGGCAAAGGCGTCGCCCCACTCGTCGCCGGGGTCGCCGGGGTCAGTTGGGTCGCCTGGCGGGTCATTTCCAGCTGCGCGCGCATTGTCTCGATCTGCGGCGCCACCCGTTGGGCGAAAAAATCGCCATTCACCTCCATTACCGCCGCGACGACCGCCAAAAACTCATCTGCCAGCAGGTCGCCAACCACATTGGCCGGCGTGTCCGTCGCCACCGACATTGCCGTGATCAGGTCATCGCCGTGGCGCGACACCGCCAGCGCCAGCTTGCCCTCGAAGAGCAACGGCATCGCCGGCCACAGGGCTCGGGTAAATGCCGGAATCTGGCGCACTTTCAAGGGCAACACGGCGATCGACGTAGTGCCCGCCGTAATCATGCGCGGCGTCGGCACATAGGTTTCCAGGCTGCCCATGCTTACTTCACCACGATCTTGAGTTCATCGTTGCCCGAGCTGGGCAGCGCGCGCAAATCCAGCCCGATCAGGCGCCGGCCGTTGTATTCCGTCAGCTTCGGGTTGATCCGCTGCACCACCGGCAGGTAGAGCACCAGCGAATTGCCGGCCATCGTGCCATACGAAAACCCCAGCGACGTAGTGGTATTGGCCGCCACGGCGGTCATCAAGGCCACCTCCTGTGCCGCCGTCAATTCCAGATCGCAGGTGCCGGTGATTTCGCGGTTCACGATATCCACGGCCTCGCCGCCCAGCATGGGCGTGTATTGCACGTCGTTGCCGGCATTGATCGACAGCCCGCGCGACGGATACGCCGTGCCGCTTGACAGGGCGCCGGCCGCGTACGTACACCCCAGCAGGATGTCGCCCGCGTTCGGGTTGGTGATCGCCACCGGCTTCTGGAATGCCGTCAGCGTCAGGCTTGGAATCGACGCCTCCGATGCCCCCCCCTCGATGCCCAGGAAGCGGAACTTCATCGTCGGCCGCGCGCCCAGCGTCAGATCGAATTCGCAACTGCCACGGCAGCCCGTGGCAATGTGCAGAACACCATCGTCATAGTAGTAGATCGTCACCGACGGGAACGCCGACGAGACCGGCGCATACTCGAAATAGGCGCCGGCATCCGATTCGGCGTAGCCGCAGGCCTTCAGCAGCGGCGCCCAGGCCGGCGCCGTCAGGCCCTCGTCGCCGGACCCGGAAAGCTCCACCGAGAATGACATTTCCACATGCTTCGTGCCCACTAGCTGCTCGCTGCCGCCCAGGTAGCCGCGAACCAGATTGCGGGGCACGTTGTCATAGCTCACCGCGAACGATGCATCCGAAATCAGGATGGCATTCGCGCTGCCGGTAGGTGTCGGGTCCGTGTTGTAGGTGCTCTCGGCTTTCGCCAGGATGGCGGAATTGCGGATCAGGCGGCTGGCCATGGTGTCTCCTTCGTGTCAGGTTTCAAGATCGGCCCAGGCGCTGCGGTAGCCGATGCGGTAAGCGAGATTGCGGGCGACGCAATCGCCAAGACTGAAATTCCACCCGCCGGAAAGCCGCTGCACCGTGACCGGGTGCCCGCCAAACCCGGCGGCGGCCATCAATGCGGCATGTGCCGACACCTCGTAAGGGTCGGCATCTGCCTCCGGGTTTTCGCTGCCGGCGACAAGAATCGAGATTTCAATGTCGGCCAGCTGATCGAGTGTGCGGATCTGTGTCGGCGATTCCTCCGGCCGGTCGTCCGACGACAACACCACCAGCGCGGGCAGCTTGTCTTCGTCCAGCGCGAAATCGAGGTTGCGCCAGGCGGTCAGGCCTGTGGCCGTGGCCAGCGCCGTGGCGATGGCATCCACAATCTCAAGCCGGATGCTGGCCATCAGGCGGCCACCTCGCGCATCGCGAAGGCCAGCAGCGTGCCGTCGGCCGAGCAGTTGCTCAGATCACGCTCGCGCAGCTTGTACGTTTTGCCGTTAAGCGCCACGGTATCGCCCTGGGATATTCCCGTGGCGTCCGTGGCGATGAACTGGATTGCGGGTTCGGCGGCGCCGATCTGGGGGATCGTGCTGCCGCTACCGCGCATCAGGCGCGCATCGAACGTCGCGCCCGCGCCACCGCCAGCCGGCGTCCAGACAGTCGAGTACAGCAACCCCCGACCCTTGAACTTTTCAAAGAAGCTGGCAGCGGTGAGCACGATGCGCGCATGGCCCTATCAGGTCGTGGTGCCCGGAACCCCGGTGAACATCACATCGATGTCCGTCACCCCGTTGCCGGCGGCCTCGAAGGCCACGGCGGGCGCCCCCGTGATGTCGCCGGTCGCTGGCGTTGCGGCGCTGTCGTCAAACGCAGCGGCCGACGCGTCCCAAGTCAGCTTTTCGCCTTGCGCGATCACCGCGCCCGAAACCTTGGGCACGTTGAACACACCGCGAATCGCCACCGAGCCGCTGGCCGCGTTGGCGATATCCACCAAAGCCACACCAAGGATGTTGCCGATGGCGACGACATCGCCGGCCGAGACCGCCGTGCCGGAGTTGGTCCATTCGATGACCTCGCCGGGTTGTACGTAGTTGCTTGCCATGTCAGAGTTCTCCTGTCGTTTGGCGGGTTATCAGGCACCGGCGGCCGTTGCGGCGCCCCGGTAGTCGATCGCGGCGGTGCCGTAGTCCAGGCGCACCTTGTACTGCGCGCCATCCACCGTGAAGCCGTCTTGCGCTTCGAGGTAGGGCTCCTGCTGGCCGTCGAGGAAGGCTACTTCCAGCACCGGCGCTTCGCCGGGATCGGCAAAGGCATAGACGCGGGTGCCGGTAAGGCGCGGCGAATCCACCACGTCGCGGAACAAGCCGCGCACCACGTTCGGGCGGCGCTGGTTCTTCTGTGAATCGTCGTCGTATTCCTGCGCGTTGAGCGAGCGCGCCAGGCTGCCGGAGGCCATTGGCGTGACAATGACGGACGGGCGCAGGTCCAGGTAGTCGTTGCCCGACACGTCGGTCTGCGAGGCCAGCTTCTGGCGGATGGAATCGAACACCGTGACCGAAATTGCGCCGGTGGCGGCAATGTTGCTGTGGTCGGCGTGGAACAACGCCTTGGTGTCGCTCATGGTCGGGCCCAGGCCGCTGTTCTCGGCCAGCATCGCGTACACACTCGCCTCGACGGTGCGCGCGGCAGCCATCGCCAGCGACGCCGAAAGGCCGACAAAGGCGCCGAGGTCGTCATTGATCACCGTCTGGCGCGACAGGTTGATGATGTTGCCCTTGGTCGATGCCGTGATGCTCGACTTCTCGCCGTCCGGGATGCTCTTGTTCTTGAACTCACCAAGTTCGGAGAGGCTGTCCAGGTTGCCGAAGCTGCCCACGCGGTAGCGGTTGTGGGCGCGGAAATCGGACACCGAGCCGACCGCACAGAAGCGGCGCCAGGTCAGCGCGGCCTTGGCGTAAGCGGCCTGCAAGGACTTGTGCATGGCATTTTCCAGCAGCACTGGAAAATCGCTGGTGCCCTGCGTAAAGGCGGCGGCAACGACATCCATCTGGCTCATGCCACGCGTATCGACGCCGATGCGATCCAGGCTGGCGCGGGCAATGTCGAGCAGGCGGTAGCCGCGATACGGGTTGCCGCGGATGTCGGCTTTTTCCGGAACATCCATGCCGGCGCGCACCACGATGGCGGCGGATGCGGCAGCGCGGAACTTGTCGGTTTCGTCGGCGAGGGTGTCGATGCGTGGGAAGGACCCCTTGGGGTTGGCCGGGGTTGCGCCCTTACCCAGATGCGCCAGCAGGCGGGCCCGCACCTGATCCAGCGAAATGCCGGGATCGGCGAGGATCTCGGTTTGCAGCGCCTGCACGCCCTCGTGCGTGGTGACGAAGGGCTGGAACATGGCCAGCACCTCGGTGTTCATTTCCTTGGTGCGGGCAAAGGCCGGCGCCGGAACGGCGGTGGCAGCGGGAGTAGCGGGAGTGGCCGGGGTCGGAGTGGCCGCCTGCGGTGCAGTCATGGTAGGTTCCTTTCGGAGATGAAAAGCGGCAGCCGCCGCCGGGACTGAAAAACGGGAAAGATCGAAGGAGGCGGACACGGCCACCGCCGGGCCGACCGCGTCACACCATCCCTCGGCCATGGCTTCCGCCGCCGTGAACCAGTGGTCGGCGCCATCGGAGAGCAGCGCCATGCAGTCGTCGTGTTTCTTGCCGCTCTTGCTGGCGTAGCTTGACGCCATTGCCGCCGCGTACTTATCCAGCATGGCGGCCTGTTCGCGCAGCGCCTTGGCGTTGCCCATCGCCACGCCCCAGGGCGCATGGATCATCAGCATGGCGTTGTCGGCCATCGTGACCTTATCGCCGGCCATGGCGATGTAGCCGGCGCTGGAAACCGCGATGCCATCCACCTGGACATCGATGTCGGCCGGGTGGCGCTTCAATGCGTTGTAGATCGCCAGGGCATCGGGCACCGATCCGCCGTAGCTGTTGATGCGCACCGTGATGGTGTCGGCGTCGATCACCTGTAGGTCGCGCACCAGGTTGGCGGCCGTGACGCTATTCTCGTCCCAGCGGTCGCCGATGTTGCCGTAGATGTAGAGTTCCGCCGTGCGGGCCGCGCCTTGCGCGCCGCCTTCGGCCTTGATCTCGTACCACTCGCGTTGCAGGGGCTGCGTCATCGGGTTTCCCTCGATTCGGAATATTCGGAAGAATGCCGGGGTGCCTGTCTCATTTCTTCCCCTGAAATGAGACTATGTGCGCCGCTTGGTGGGCGCCGCCGGGTCGGATGCCGGAGGGCTGGCGGCGGGCTTGGGCTCCGCCGGCTTTTCCGCCGCGCTGCCCTTGGCGGCGGGAATCTTCTTTTCCTCTTTGGCCTTGAGCCAGCGCGCCTGCTGGTCGAGCACGCGCATTGGGTTGCCGCCGCGCTTCCTGATGATCTCCGGCCCGCTGGTATAGGCGCGGTCTTCCTGAATCGCCCAGGCTTCGGCCTCGCGTTGCGGATCGATCCACGGCATCTGCGGGGCGAGGAACAGCGCGTCGTTTTCCGTGCCGGGCTTGATGCCGGGCGGGATGCGCACGCGGCCCGAGGCGACGGCAATGGCGACGAAGCGCTCCCAGATCGGGCGCACGATGCGCGCGGTGAATTCGGCCTGCAGCACTGCGTACATCGTCCAGCCTTCGACCAGCTCCTGGCGCTGGCTGCTGTAGGTGCCGTCGTAGGTGCGGGCGATGCTCGAATACGTCGGCCCGGTGCCGGCCGCCACGGCGCGCAACTGCCCGCTGCGGTAGGTTTCCAGGTTCGGGTTGGGCCGGTTGGTGTCGATGGTGCCGATGTCCTCGCCCGGCTTCAGATCGTCGAACACCATGCCCGGCTTGAACTTCATGCCGCGCGGCGTGGCGTCCGTCGCTTCGGCGTACATATCCGGCTGCCCCTTGCGGATGAAGGCCGCCATGCTGGCCGCCACCTTGGCCGCGACGCGCTCGGATTCCTCGTAATCCTTGAGGTCGTCCAAGCGCCCCAGCACCGAGGCGAATACCGACACGCCGCGCAGTTGCCGGATGCGCGTGCGGTTCGCCACATGAAGCATGCGCGCGGCTTCGATGCGCTTGAGGTTGTTCGCGGCAAACAGGCGCGAGCCGGCAAGGCTGCCGCGCGGGTCGGTCTTATAGACGTGGTAGGCGACCGGGCGACCCCAGTCGTTGATCTCGATGCCCTGCTCGATCAACGGTTGCGCCGCGTGGTGTTCCATCGGCACGAAATCCGGCTCGATCATCTCCAGCGAGAACGGTACGCGCGTGCCGTGATCCAGCCAGGCCACCGATCCTTCCAGTAGTTGCGCGAAGGCTTCGCCGTCCCGATACCATGTGCGCGCCATGAGGCGGCAGAAGCTGCCCCAGTCGTGCTGCCATGTCACCTCCGGGCGGCGGCAGAAGTCGTCCCATTCGGCCGCCATGCTGCGCGCGAAGGCGTCGTGAATCTCGCCCTCCGCGCCCATCGGCTGCGGCTCGATGCCGATGCCCACCGGCCCCACGGTGAAATTCACCAGGCTGTTGAGCACGCCGATGGCCAGGTCGTGATTCTGGTCCAGGTGCCGCGCCTGTTCGCGGATCGTCGCGCCCGCGCGCAGCACCGCCGTGTTGCCCGACGCGCCCTCGCGCCGCGCCTTGCGCGTCTGGCCCGGCGAGGCGGCCTCGTAATAGCCCAACACCTGCCGCGCCTGCGCCCGGCGCATGGCCCAGCGCGGCGCAATGGCCGCGATGGCGCGTTCCAGCGAATCGATCGCCATCGTCGTCAATCCTCGTCGGAGAAGTCGGCCAGCTGGTGGCGCGGGTAGGCCCGCGCCGGCGTGGTCTGCTCCGCCAGCGCCGCCTTGATGACATCGCGCGCCTGGATCAGCTCGCCGATGCTACGGTAGGTGATGCTCATGTCGCCGAGGCGGATGTTCATCTCGCCGGCGGCAATGGCGGCCTCGATCGTCGCCAGGTCGTCCGTGGTGTAGGCCATGGATGTGGGTTCTCCCGTATCTGCCGGCATCATGCCGGGGTGGACGTCTCAAAAAACCCCACAAAATGAGACTGTCGCGGCGCGGCTTGGCGCCGGACGGGTGCTAAACCGGCCCCGGAAACACATTAAAAACGCCTATTTATCAACAAATTAACTATTTTCTGCAAAAATGGCTTGACATTTAGGCCCGTCGGCCCTAATCTACACACATGGCCGGCCCGTTCGGGCAAGGCCGACACCCAGGAGACTGATGACATGATCGACATCTACAACGCCCGCCGCACCGCCGCCCCCATAATCAGCCAGTTCGCCCCGCGCGATCACCATATCGAGCGCGCCGGACTCGGCTACGCCCGCCCCCTCACCGACGACGAGATCATGCGCACCGCGCCGGCCATCTACGCCGACGCCGCGCACGGCAGCC